ATTTTTTTGTTGCGGAATGTATATTATGGAAGCATACTGTCCGAAATATTGTTTCAATGGAGGACTGAATGCGGAAAGTATTTTATGCAGTTTACGACAAAAAGGCGGAGATGTATTACCCGCCGTTTCTCGAAACTAAGGACGGTGTAGCTATTAGAGCTATACAAGATGTGATTGCGTCACGCGATCATCCGTTTGCAAAGCATCCCGAAGATTTTTCGTTACATCGCTTAGGCGTTTTTGATGACGCAAGCGGCGATATGGAAAACTGTGACGTCGAAAAACTTCAAGAATTGAATAACCTCATCGGAGAATAGAAAAATGCAGTTGGTATCCGGCAAACTCCCTTCAGTAATGGGACATAATTTTAGTACAGTTCCCCAAGCTGACATTCAGCGTAGTAAGTTTCGGCGCCCTCACGGACATAAAACTACGTTTGATGCCGGATACCTTATCCCTATTTATTGTGACGAAGTATTGCCCGGCGATACGTTTAAAATGCAGTGTTACGGCTTCGGTCGTGTAAACACAATGTTGGTGCCCGTGATGGACAATTTCACGGTAGAGACATTTTGGTTCTATGTTCCCAATCGGCTTGTTTGGGACAATTGGGAAAAATTCTGCGGCGCTCAGGATAATCCCGGCGATAGCACAGATTATTTGGTTCCACAGATTGATGATGTAACAGTTCCAGAAGGCTCATTGTTTGATTACATGGGTCTACCAACGCAAGTAGCAGGTTTGTCATTTAATAATTTGGCAGGTCGCGCATACAACTTAATTTACAACGATTGGTTTAAAGACCAAAATTTACAGGACGATCTCGTTGTTGATAAAGGAGACGGTCCGGATTCACTTTCAGATTATGTGCTTAAACGGTCAAATAAGAGTCATGACTATTTCACGTCATGTTTGCCATGGCCACAAAAAGGTGATGCGGTAACATTGCCATTAGGTACAACTGCACCTGTTGGAACAGATGCGATTGCAGGTAGCGCTTCTTATTTGTCTATTCAAGACGGTAATGGTGCAGCGGCAACTATGAAGCCTAATGGTGCTGGCAACGCTATTATTATCCACAATACAACAGCAGTAGGTGTTCCGTTATATGCCGACCTCACGACAGCTACAGCAGCGACAATTAATGATTTGAGAGAAGCATTTCAAATCCAACGTCTGTTGGAGCGTGATTCTAGGTCAGGCACTCGTTATTTCGAGGTGCTTCAGGCGCATTTCGGTGTTACTAGCCCGGATAGTCGTCTGCAACGTCCAGAGTTTCTTGGTTCAAGTAAAACGAACTTCGATATTGCAGCTATCCCACAGACTTCGAGTACTGACGCAACAACCCCTCAAGGCAATATTGCTGCGGCTGGCACAGGCACGCCGCGCGGAGGGTTTAACAAGTCGTTTGTTGAGCATGGTACCGTTATTGGTTTAGCCCGTGTAAAAGCTGATTTGAACTATCAGCAAGGCTTGCATAGGTCTTGGTCACGCCGTGATCGGTATGATTTTTATTGGCCTGCCCTCGCCCACTTGGGCGAACAAGCTGTTTGAACAAAGAGCTCTATTATCAGAACACAGCTGATGATGATCTAACGTTTGGTTATCAGGAAAGATGGGCCGAGTACCGGTACGCCCCATCTAAAGTCACTGGTAAGATGCGGTCTAACGCAACAGGTTCTTTGGACGTGTATCACTTGGCGCAAGATTTTAGCGCCCTGCCCGTTCTTAATTCGTCATTTATAGAAGAAAATGCTCCGTTTGATAGGATCGTTGCATTACCTACGGAGCCAGACTTCACGTTTGATTGGTATTTCGATCTGGAAACAGTTCGGCCGATGCCAATGTATTCAGTGCCAGGATTAATTGACCATTTCTAAATGCTATGGATTACCGCGTTACTATTATTATCGGCATTATTCGCAAGTACGCTATTCCGACCATGCTTGGCGGTCTTGTGCTTTGGCTTATTGCTAATGGTTATAACGATTGGGTTCCTGTTGTTTGCGGTGCTGCAGACAATCTTGGCTTTGTAGTTGGTGAATGTAAATGAGTGTAGAAGCAGCAATTGTTAGTGCTATAGGTAGCATAATTGGCAATAAACAAAAGGCATCTGCTGCAAACGCTAAAATGGCGTTCCAAGAACGTATGTCTAACACCGCATATCAACGTGCCATGGCAGATATGCGCAAAGCAGGCATCAATCCAATGTTTGCTATGAAAGCTGGCGGTGCCAGCGTGCCAGATGGTGCAATGTATAATCCTGACAATGTAGGAGCAGCAGCAGTTGAAGGTTATTCGAAAGGTAATTCTGCAAAGTTAGCCCAGGCACAGGCTGATGGTGCAGAAGCAAATGTTGATCTTATTAAAGCGCAAACCGCGAAAACACAAGCGGAAGCAGAAAATACAGCTGGTATTGATAGAGATATAAAAACGCAGACATTAGAAAATCTTGTTAAGCAAAACTTGTTGACAACAAATCAAGCCGATTTTGTAGCTAATCAAAGTAAGAAAATTTTGCAGGATATTAAGCAAAGCGCTGACGTTCATAAAGAACGCTGGGCAATGAAGTTTGCAACAATGAGTGCTGAAAACGTAATGGCAACGATTTTGGCGTCGCTTTCAGGTATCTCTGTCGAAAAATCGTTGAAAAACGTACCTCATACAAAGCAAGAAAAAATCGCTTTGGAGCGATTTGTTAGGATGTTTGGTGCAACCAATTCGCAAAAATGGCGCAACGCGCAAGGTTACGATGAAGTTATCTCGCAAATCGGTAGATCGATTACAAGCGATATTAAAGGTTTTGAAAATTATATGAAAAAAGCTTGGAGTAATAGTCAATGAAACCAAAGATTTTAAAGCGTTATGAAAATCAGCGTAGCCAGGTAAAGCCAGTAGGTGACAGCCTCACTCAACAGCATTTTACTGCGGAAGCGGATATTAAGAATATTATCCGCAAGCACGACCGTGAAGGTCTGATAGCAAATGTTAATCGCGCTAGAGCTATGTATGGCGATTTTACAGAGGTTAATGAGTACGCAGAGTCACTCAATACAGTGATTAGAGCGCAGGAAGCTTTTATGGAGCTTCCAAGCGATATTAGAGCAAAGTTTAAAAACGATCCAGGGTCGTTTTTGGAGTTCGTAACCAATGATGCGAATAAAGAGCAGATGTACGAGCTTGGATTGGCACAACGTCCAATCGTAGAAGAACCTATTTCAGCGAACGTGGAGGGCAAAAAGAACGCTGTCGCTCCTCCCGTGCAGCCCGAAAAGGCTGCTGAATAGGCAGCGAGGCCCCCTTACCTTCTTGTTGTAAGGGGGCCGACTGACAACCACAGCAATGGAGGATAAGTTATGGTTGATTATAAAGTAGTACAAGGCAAGAGAACTAGAGATGGAAAATCAATCTGGTTGAATGTAGGAGCAGCTTTTAAGCGTGATGATAAATTTAGCTTAAAGCTCGATGTAATGCCTTTGCCAAATGAGCAAGGTGAAGTTTGGTTAATGTTGTTTGATAGGAACGGTGGTAATGAAATATCGCAAAAGAATGAATAAGCGAGCGTCAAAGCGATCTTTTACTAAAGGCGCTATGCGCGTCAAAAAGAAAAATTATGCAAAGGTTATGCGCGGCGGTATTCGTCTTTAATACCTCCGCATAGGAGGTTTATATGCCGTGTTTCCATCCTCTTGTCGCGATAAAACAAGGCGACAGAGTAAAGATATTAAAAAAGAGTGAAAGCTGGGCCTTAGAAGCAAAAAAAGGCCCGGCGCATCTTTTACACAATCAAGATTATTTTAATCTTCCTTGCGGCAAATGTATCGGTTGTCGGTTGAGATATAGCAGAGAGTGGGCCACTCGCTGCGTTCATGAAGCTGATCTTCATGAAGAAAATTGTTTTGTTACACTAACATTTTCGCCGGAAGCATTAGCGAAAAGAGATAATCCCGAAAGTTTAGATAAACGGGATTTTCAGCTTTTTATGAAAAAGTTAAG